AAGAATTACTTGAATACATCTTCTTAAGTCATATGAGAAAGAAAATAGAGTTCCCCAAGGAATTGGTTAGGATGTGGGATGATAAGCCAGAAGAAAAATATGAGGAACAGGACATGCAAGACCTGAAGGATGAGTTCCTCAAGGATAGGGTGACCTTCCTTGAGAATATATCTAATATGCGACAAGGTCTTTTGCACTTCAATTCTTCTGTCTTGGCTGTGCTGTGCGATAATTTCAGGAATGCCTTGTTTGACTCATGGAGGGCCTCACACTCACTGCCAGACATACTTAGATGGAAGACCAGAGTGAGCTCAGATGACAAGGGTGAAATTGTGTGTGTGGATGGGTTGTCAAAATCAAGAGGAGTCCAAATGGCAGCTTTCTTGTTGTGCACGGAGTGGTCCAGAAGGTTATTCTGTATGGAGATCTCTGTCAAGGCTGCAGCGAACTCTTTCATATATGAATTCAACTCAACCTTCATGATGAATGCTGAATCTCTTAGTCCTTTAATAAAATTTTCTCTATCAGCCGTTGATATGATCAGAACTGACTCCTTCACAGAGGCAGTCGCTGAGAGTTACTCAAGAATTAGACAATTTTACGAGAATGGTGCAACCCTGGAATTGGTGTCACTTGCTCATAACATGAACTCCCAACATCTTGAGGAGCTCTTCGGCACGTACGAAGGAGGTCCATGTGAGGATGACACCTTCGACAGAGTTCTGACACCGTATGACCTTGGTGTGTACCCATTGTTTGAGCCAGAGCTAATGGTGACCTGTGGGCCAGAGCTTTGGAATTACAGAGTCGCAACATCTTCAGAGCAAGGGAAATTATCAGTTTCGAGAGTTTATGGTCCGCCAAACATATTGAACTTGGAAGATATGATTGTTGACACCAGCAGGTTCAATTACGAGGGATCCATATTCAAGAAGGAACCCCTGAAAATACCCATGGGATTCGTTAGCCAGCTACAGAAATTGAAGAGTCAAACTGCATTTGACTCTATGAAAATAACTGAGAAGCTGGAATCTGATCCTTACTTCATAGTCAGGGATGAATTAAACAGCAATGAAGTGGTTCTGAAATCTCACATGAAGCTCATGGGGAAAGGCGCT